CCGCCGGCACAGCAGAACAGGTCCAGCAGACGCAGCTTGCGCCCGGCGGGCACGACCGCGCACGCGGAAATCTTCTTAGTGGTGGCGCCCTTGGGATTGTATTGCAGAATGGTGTCCGTGATGCTGTCGAACAGCCCGCTGTTAAAACTCATCGTGCCCTCCCCTACGCCGTCAGTTCGCGATAGGTGATCCGAGGCCCAAACGAAGCCGTCACCAGACTGTCGAGACGATCCAAAGTGTGACGCTTCACGTCGCCATCGTTAAGCCGGAACGTAAATTCATCCACATATCGCGCAAGGTGCTTTTCGCTGGCGTGGTGGTAGACGCCGTGCAAGCCGCGCTTCAACACGGCCCAGACACTCTCAATGCTGTTCGTGGTCACGCCGTCGCGAACATACTCGCCAGTCCGGTGATTGATCGTCTGATGGTCGTAGAACATGCCGCCAAGACCGTTGTAGGCAGAGTGTTCATCGGTATGGAGCATGGAGCCGGTTTCGACGCTCTTGTGCACGGCGCGGTGCATCGTCCCGGTATCGGATGGGCCTTCGTCCGACCGCCCTTACCGCGCTCGCGCATTCCAATGACCGGGATTTTTCCCACCGTGCCCCGGCCGGCACGCAACTTTTTTGAAGCGTGCTTCGCCTTCTCCTTGCCCCCGATGTACGTCTCGTCAATCTCGACGATGCCGCTTAGAACGGTGGGGTCGTTTCCGCACGCCTCACGGATACGCTGGAGGACGAACCACGCCGACTTCTGGGTGATGCCGATCTCCTTGCCGAGTTGCAGGCTGGAGATGCCCTTGCGGGCCGTCATGAGCAGGTACATGGCGTACAGCCACTTGTGCAGCGGAACATGCGACCGCTCGAAAATCGTGCCCGTGCGGACCGTGAAATCGACCTTACAGGCGTTGCAGCGGTAGAAGCCGCCCTTGCGGGTGGTGATCCGAGTTGCCTCTTGGCAGGCCGGGCAAACCGCACCCTTGGTCCAGCGGCGACCCTCGATGTAGAGCCGAGCGGCTTCCGCGTTCGGGAATTTCTGGAAAACTTGATAGGTCCCAAATTTAGGGTAGGCTGACGCCGCATAGCGGAACTAAAAGTGCCAACCTTCAGAGGTCTGAAAAACCTCTGAAGGTGACATAGTTTCAAGCTGGCTAGCGTTATATGCTTGTGTCTATAGTAAATATCTCTATTTCCCTATTGCTGTAGTCAAAACACAAATATAATATATATAAGTAAAGTGTGTTTTAGCCATAGGAATTGGGAAACGTGGAATTGACCCTCGGCGCGCGCATATAATGCACGCGGGCTTGAACTGAGGGCACCTTCAGAGGTGTTTGGAGACCTCTGAAGGTTCATTGAATAGTACGTTTTTTAGGAGGGTTTATGCGCGTGTATGAAAATCCGAAGTATGATCCGTGCTTCAGTAGTCGGCGCCCTGCGCTGGATTACGCGCCTGCTTTGCGCGCGCGCGCGGTTAAGTGCATGGCCGTCCACGCGGCCGAGCAACGCGTCGTGTTTTATGAATGCGACTGGCTTTTGCAAGGTTTTGAACCTGACGATCTCGCCGTGTACGGCTTGCTACGCGCGCTTGAATGGTTGAGCCTTGGGGTGCCGTTGGCCAATTGCAGCACATCATCGGGCTACTTAAAGTTTCTTACGGAAAATGTTGCTTATGACGGTGCGCGTCCGCTCGAGGATTTTCCTCGTTTAGGGTATGGGCAGGGTGTTTACGTGGCCAATGACATAAGCACCTTGGCAGTTTTAGCGTCTGGTGTACGCTGGCGTCCTAATGTGCACGGGCGCGCAGGCGTGACGTTTGCGGCTTCGTTTCCTGCTCGATGCAAGGGAAAGCCAATGGTAAATTGTTTTCCGCGTTGTCTTCATAACCTTGTCGAGGCGGCATGATCGAAGTCACACCAAAATATCTCGACCAGCAGCTCACCCAGCTGGACATGCAGAACGTCGAGCTCGCGCGCATCGCTGATGTGGCGCCTGCCAGCGTGCAGCGCTGGCTGAACGGCTCGAGCCCGGTGCCGCGATCGATCATCGTGATGCTGCAGCTCATGATCCACATCAAGGCGGGTCACGATCTCACGCAGCCGGGCAAGATCTCGATGATCTGGGCAGAGCCGCCACCGCTGCAGAACCTCGTGTCGAGGAAATAATGCTGCGGCCACGGCGACATCCACCGCTTCAGAAAGTGCACAAACATTCGGATGTTTTTGCGCTCGTCATCGATATCCTGATCGCCGTCGGCAGCATTGCGTTTGCAGGCGCCCTCGTGTTGTTGCTGGCTTGGAACAGTTGATGCTACAAATTGTGTAGCAGGTGATCGATGGCAAAGAAGGTTAAATTCACTGATCAAGAGCTTGTTTTCATTTCGGCCTATATTGAACGGCCGAACGCTACGCGCGCCGCGATCAAGGCAAAATATAGCGAAGCGAGTGCGCATACGCTTGGATGGCGTTTGTTGCAACGGGTTGATATCGCTGATGAAATCCACGCCCGCTTGAAACGGATCACTGGCAAGTACGACGTCAGCGCCGACTGGATCATCAGCGAGATGGCCAAGCTCGCGCGGTCGAACATGGCCGACTACACATCGATTACTGATGACGGTGAGATCGTAACGGACTTCACGGGTGTTGATCGAGACCAGATGGCGGCAATCGGCGAGGTGACGACTGAAGTGTATCTTGAGGGTCGCGGCGAGAATGCACAGCGCGTCAAGAAAACAAAATTCAAGTTGAGCGACAAACTGGGCGCACTGATGGGCCTCGCCAAGATCATGAATATCGGCCACGCAAACCGCACCGAACTCACGGGCGCCGATGGCGGCGCTGTCGCGATCGCGCACACGATCGACATCAAGCAGCTGCCCGCCGAGGATCGCGAGAAACTGAAGAGCGTGCTGCTGAGTGTGAAGGCTCGCGGCAACGGACAGGTCACAGACGTCGAGCCTGTTGACGAAGAGGACACTTGACAACACCGGCCCACCTACTGTTAGGTGTGCGTATTCCAAAGGCATCCGTTGTTCAACGGGGCCTGCGCCAGTGGACTGCGGACAGGTCAACATCCTCCTAGAGGTGAACCACCGCCCACTGGCGCACTACATTGAGGAGGATGTGATGGCCGATCAACAGAGTGAACATGACTATCATCGCAAGAAGGCTGACGAACTCGACGCCAAGGTGGCCGAGTACCTCGAGCAGTTGACCAAGGTCGCGACACTAGACGACCTGCTGCAGGGCGTGCGTGACGCAGCCGGATGGGCTCTCGTGGCGCACAAGACCGACGTTGAGCGTCGGCATCGTCATGGCTAAAGCACTCGAACCCAAGCCCAAGAAAGAGATCCGTTACGATACGGACATCATGGGCCAGCACACGCTGCCCGAGGCGCGCATCGAGGCGAGCCGCATCGACACGACCAAGTCGCGCATCGTGCGGGCGCTGCGCCCGTTCTTCGTCGTCGCTGACGGGCAGAAGTGCCCGTGCTGCGGCGGCACTGCCAAGTTGGAGTTCGAATGAACCTCAAGGGCCTGATCTATCGCCTGCGTCTGGCGAACTACAACCAGCTGCTCGACATCGCCGGGCGTCTCGGCAAGTGGGCGCTGCTCAACAAGCTCGACCTGATGGGCTACCCGCAGCGCGATCGCGTCGGCGCCCTGCTCGACCGCGAGATCGCGGCGATCGCGCCCAGCGTCGAGGCATACCTCACGCACCAGCGCACCGAGATCGAGATCCTGAGCGCGCGTCTGTCGCGTCGCTACGATCCCGGCGCGGCGCTGAACGAGGCGACCGAGCGCGCGATCTTGGCTAAGAAGACGGCCTTGACAGCTAATCTTACTCCCGGGCGAACTGTCGTGCTGTCTGAGCTTGACGGCCGCGTGAACGAACGCATGGCCGAGGGCCGCGATCTGCGCGTGCTCGCCGAGGAGCTGAAGGCGAAGTACGGTGACAAGCCAGAGGTCGAGGACTTCTGGACGCGAGAGGCCGCACGCCAGCGCGAGGCACGCACCCTCAACCCCGAACCGGTGCAGGAACTGACCAAGACGCAGAAGGCCGCGCTCGAATACCAGAAAAGCGCCGTGCAGAGGACGATCGCAAACTCATGATCAACAAGCTCATCATACCCGAGGGCACCAAGATCACGCTGGACATGCCGCCAGTCGGCGATCTCACGCTGGATGACGCCAAGGGTCGCATGATCTACGCGCCGCAACCCAGCATCACGCCGTATGAGGTGGCGCTGATCATGCGCCTGTTCTTCCGCATGACG